TTCTGAAGTTGCTGATGACATTCCTGCACAGCTTAGTGAAGGTGAGTTTGTCATTCCTGCTGATGTAGTTAGATACATTGGACTAGAGAAGTTGATGGCAATACGTGATAAAGCTAAGCAAGGTTTAAGCCGTATGGAAGAGATGGGTCAGATGGGTAATGCTGATCAAGTAAACAACCCAGATCAAACCTTTGCTGAAGAAGATGGTGAATATGAAGACGATGACTTTGAAGGCAACATCGATAGCATCATGGCTGAGGATGATGGTGAAGAAGTTAAAATGGCTACTGGTGGCTACATGACTGTCAATGATCTAAGCAAGGCTCCAAAGAACAGCGCTATTGATGTACGTTATTTCAAACATCCTGATGGACGAAGGATATACATTACGTATATTAACAACAGACCTATGACAGCCATCCCTGAGGGCTTCACTGAGACTGATGATATTGTTGATAGGCAAGTTGGTTTGGCTGCTGAAGAGAAAGCTGCTGCTAAAACAGCAGCCCCTATTGCACAAACTGGTGGCGGTGGAGATAGTGGTGGTAAGTCTCCTTTTGGGGATAATTCAACAACACCTACTGGCTCTACTTCTGTTAGTTCTCCTTTTGGTGTAAACCCTAATACAGGTGTATCAGCCCCTATGGGAAAAGTTCCCACAGCTTTGGCAGTCACAGCAGCATCGTTGTTAGGTATACCACCACTAGTTACAGCAGCAGTCCTTAAAGGGTATAACGCAATATCCTCCTCTGATAGTATGAATTCTATATCAAATAATTTAGGAGCAAACGGTTTTACCACAGCAGCTATTCAAGCTGCACAAGAAGCAGCAGCAGCTGAGGGAGCTAAATCTACTTCTACTCCAACATCTATGGTTGAAGCCGCATCAAATGCAGCAGCAGAAGCACAAAAAGACAAGACTTCTTTAGATGCTTTTATTGCTATGAATCAGAATACTTTCCCAGCATCACAGTTTGACCCTATGGCAGATACTCCAGCGGTTTCTCAATCAAACGCACCAGCCCCCGGTACAGAAGGGCCACCAGTGCCTACAGCATTTACTGTGGCTGCTGGTCAGGGTGGTAGTAACAGTGGAGGCGGTGGTGGGCAAAGTACAGATGCAGCAGTGGCTGGGTTTGATATGGGATCTTCAGTAGACGCAGGCATTGGAGGACCTAGCGGTGGCGGTGGTGGTGGTGATAGTGGCGGCGGTGGCGGTGGTGATAGTGGCGGTTTCGGTGGGACATATATATGTACAGCTTCTTACAATTTATCAATGATTACACCCACTCATTTTAAATCATTGAAGCAGTATGGTATTGGTCTCCGTAAGAACGACCGATACTTAATGAGAGCTTATGATTCTTTTGGTCCTAAGCTTGCCTCTTATGTAGGTAAAAGCGTTATTGTAGATAAAGCAGCTAAGTTTTTAACCGATTATTATAAAGCAGTGCAAATTGGAGATACTTTAGCAACAAAACAAAAAGCATTTTCTTATGTTTCAGACTACATCTTAAGACCAACTTATCGTATAATTGGTTGGGCGCTAATAAAAATTGTAGACAAGAAATGAATATATTTGAAAGTAATCTAATCAAAGTTAAAGGAATATTCTTAGTAAATCTTCTTTTATCTTTGGCATACATATCAGTGTATGGTATATCCATAACACAGGCTATGTATAGTTTTGCCGTGTTCTTTGTAATGAATTGTTTAGGAATAACAATAACCTATCATCGTTACTATTCACATAATTCTTTTAGCTTTAAAAATAAAACTATTAAAATATTGTGTGTTTTATCTGGCATGCTTTCTTGTTCAGGCTCTGTATTGGGCTGGGTTGGTATCCATCGCTCCCACCATAAACACTCTGACACAGAGCATGATCCTCATCAAGCAGCGCGAGGTATTATATCTATGGTTAGCATAGACTATAAGTATGCCCCCTCTTCTAAAATGTTGGTTGATCTTTTAAAGAGTAAGTTTATTCTGTTCACTCATCGATACTACTTTGCTTTTGCTTTTGTCTACTGCTTAGTTTTATACGCTTTGTTTGGATTGGAGGGATTAGTATTTGGCTTTTCTTTACCTGCCTTTGCTACTTTATTCTCAGAAGGGTTTACAAATTATATCAATCATAAAAACAACAACAAGCATGAAGCAACTAATGTCTGGTGGATGAACTTCTTCAGCTTTGGTGATGGGTGGCATAAGAATCATCATGATAATCCTAAATCTTTTACTACATCTAACAAGTGGTATGAGATAGATTTATCTGGAATTGTTATAAAATATATAGTAGGAAAGATTTAATTATGAATGAACAAGAATTATTAGCTTCTTTGCAGGCTGAGATTAAAAATAGATTTATGCAGTTAACAGATAATGAAAAGGATATTATTCGTTCTGGCTCTAACACAGAATATGCTATCCTACTTAGGAGAGTAATGGGAGAAAAAGTCTTAGGCAGCCTTAAGACAGCAGCTCCTGTTAAAAAGACAGGACTGGGAGCAAGGTAACTGTCTGTATTAATGGCTACCTAATTCCCCTGTGGTATAATATTCACAGGCTACTGTTAGCCCCAACATAAAGGTAAATATGTCAGAAGTAATTGAACAGAAAACAGCTATGGCGTTTGGTCGTAGAAATACAAACGATGAACGTATTAAACAAGAAGAAGCTGAACTAGCTGAGCTTAATAATAAAGCATCAGAAGAAGAGAATAAAGAACCTACTGAAGCTGAGCCTACATCTGCTGAAGAGAAAACATTTAAGAAACGCTACGGTGACCTTCGCCGCCACTCTCAGCAGAAAGAAGCAGACCTACAGAAACAGCTGGATGAAATTAAAACACAGCTTAATGCTGCTACTAAGCAACAATTCAAACTACCTAAGACTGAAGCAGAGCTGACAGCTTGGGCTAGAGAATATCCAGATGTTTATAAGATTGTGCAAACAATTGCAGCTAAGCAAGTTGGTGAGCGAGCTACAGAGTTTGAAGAGCGTTTCAAGAAACTAGACGAACGTGAAAAGCTATCAGCGCGTGAGAAGGCTGAGACAGAACTGCTACAAGCTCACCCAGACTTTGGCGCCATCCGTGATGATGATTCCTTCCATGAGTGGGTAGAAGATCAGCCTAAGTATATCCAAGATGCTCTATACAATAATGATACAGATTCTAAAGCAGCTTCTCGTGCTATTGATCTTTATAAAGCTGACAAAGGTATTTCAACGACTAAGAAGAAAGACACCAGCAGAGAAGCAGCGATGAATGTAGGCATTGGTCGTGAGCGTACTAAGCCATCCTCTACAGGTAAAGAAGGCATGTTGTACGAATCAGAAGTTGAGCGTATGTCTTCTAAGGAGTATGAGGCACGAGCAGTAGAAATTCAAGCAGCTATGCAAGCGGGTAAGTTTGTATATGATGTTAGTGGTAGTGCTCGTTAATTTGTGATATAACTTAACCACGATGAACGAAGTAGCTCTTCTAGTAGTCGTGGTTATTTAGCTGCCGCTGTCATCAGCCAACCAGCACATTCAAAGGATAGAAACAAATATTGTTTCTTAGTAACGCAAACAAATAGTTAACAGACTAACCCTAGATAGTTAGCCTGTATACAGAAGAACTCTAGAACTCTTCTTTATACACACCTAATAAAGCTGGCCTCTGTGGACATGTGAAGCGTATTTAAGTATATGCCATACACCCACTTTTAGGAGATTTATTATGGCCTTCCCAGCAGCCTCTGGCTACGGACAATTCGGAAACGGTAACTTTTCACCAGTTATATATTCCAAGAACGTACAATTAGCGTTCAGAAAAGCTTCAACAGTTGAAGCAATTACCAACAATGATTACTTTGGTGAAATCGCTAACATGGGCGATTCAGTAAGGATCATCAAGGAACCGGAAGTGAGTGTAAAAGCTTACAACCGTGGTACTCAAGTGACCGCACAAGACTTGCAAGACGCAGACTTCACCTTGGTTGTTGACCAAGCTAACTACTACGCCTTCAAGATTGACGACATCGAAGTAGCTCATTCACATGTAAACTTCATGCAATTGGCTTCTGACCGCGCTGCTTACCGCTTGCGTGACCAGTATGACCAAGACGTGTTGGGTTACTTGACTGGCTTCCAACAGTCTGCCAAGCATGGCGCTGCTGACACCGCCCGTACCGCTGCTGCTGGTACTAAGGCTGTGGCTACCGCTGGTGCTGACGAACTGTTGTCTTCAATGAAGCTGATCAAAGGTTCTTTCGGTAACATCTCTACAGCTTCTGCTGGTGACCACTCTATCCCAGTGGCTCCACGTTTGCCCGGTGCTACCGCTTTGCCTACAGCTACTGCTTCACCTTTGATGGTTATTGCTCGCATGAGCCGTCTATTGGACCAGCAGTTTGTTGACACCCAAGGTCGTTGGTTGGTCGTTGACCCAGTGTTCATTGAAATGCTGAAAGACGAAGACAGCCGTTTGTTGAACAGCGACTTCGGTGGCTCAGGTCTGCAAAACGGTTTGGTTATTAACAACCTGCATGGCTTTAAAGTTTATGTGTCTAACAACCTGCCACAGATTGGCACTGGTTCTGGTACCGCTGGTACTACCAACCAAAATGCTAACTACGGTGTTATCGTTGCTGGTCACGAGTCTTCTGTTGCTTCTGCACAGCAAGTTGCTAAAACTGAGAGCTACCGTGATCCCGACAGCTTTGCTGACGTTGTTCGTGGTATGCACCTTTACGGTCGTAAGATCTTGAAGCCTGAAGCAATTGTAACTGCTAAGTTCAACGCAGCTTAATGTAACGGAGGGGCTTAATTGTCCCTCCTTTTTAAAGGAAAATTAAAATGGCTACTGTTACCTCTCTAGTCCGCGCCGTTGGTGGTGTGGGCAATCCTAGCCGCAAAGCTTACCTCGTAGAAAAAGAAGTAGATTTTGCTGCTGCCGCTGTTGCTAAAGGCTCCGCCTTGGCTGCTTCTGATGTTATCGAAACAATCTCTGTATCTGCTGGTACTATGGTTATGAATGCTGGTATTCAAGTTGTTGCTGCTGCCGCTGGCGGTACTGGCACCACTTTGGATCTAGGTGTCACTGGTGTTGATGCTGACGTATTTGTTGACGGCTTCACCTTTGATGGTGCTGCTGCTGGCGCTTACGCACAGAACGCTGCTGCATTTCAGCCTTTGGTTGTTGGTGCTGCTGACACTGTTGACGTTCTTATTCAAGCTGGTACTACCGTTGCTACCTCTGGTACTGTGCGTGTATGGGCTTTGCTGATGGACGTGAGCGCTGTGGGCGACACTGAAGCTGCTGAAACTGACCGCGACCAACTGGCTTAATCGCTAAACTGTAAGGAGTCTCTGCTTAGCAGGGATTCCTTCTTCTACTTAATTAATATGGCTACATACCTTTCTTTAACGAATGAATTGCTACAAAGACTTGGTGAAGTTCAGATGGATACGTCTGAGCTTGTCGGTGCCCGTAACATTCAAGCTCTTGCTAAAACTGCTATCAATTCATCCGTTAGGGAAATATTACATATTGCTCAAGAGTGGCCTTTTACTTTACAAACAGAGACACAAACATTAACTATTGGGCAATCTGTTTATGATTTTCCTGCAACATTATCTAGTGTGGACTGGGAGAGCTTCTATCTAAAGAGCTTGAACAATGAGAACACACCCCTGCGTCTTAAGATCTTAACCTACGTAGACTACCTTAACAACTACCGTCCTCAAGATGACCTTAACGGTGATACAGGCCATACCTCTCCCCGCTTTGTCTACCAGACACAAGACTTGAAGTACGGTGTGTCTCCTCTTCCTGATAAAGAATATGAGTTAGAGTTTAAATACTGGGTGTTCCCTGAAAGCTTGTCTGCATCTACAGATGTTTGCATCATACCTGATCGCTTCTCTAGCGTTGTGTTAGATGGTGCGATGGTTTATATGATGATATACCGCTCTAATGAACAGAGCGCTGCCCTTCACCAAACTAGGTTTGACCAAGGCATTAAAACAATGCGCCGTCTATTCTTAGATGAGCCTTTGTATGTAACCTCCACAGCAATTGTAGCTGGTAACTTATCCGGTAGATTTATTTAATGGTAGATCGCATTAATGCTTTCAAGGTAAACTGTGTTGGTGGATTAAACACTAACAGGGATGTACTCTCGCAAGGAGAAGACACGCCCGGCTCAGCCACACAGCTTATCAACTACGAGCCTGCCATTACTGGTGGGTATAGGCGGCTTAGCGGTTTCTCTAATAGTTACGGAACCGTGCCCGGTACTGGTAGTGTTTTAGGTGTTTCTGTTAATGAGGGGATTAATAATAGTATCTTTGCTTGTCGTGAACCTACAGCGGGTACTTCATATTTCTTTCGCTGGGACAATGGAACAACTGACTGGGTGGCGGTGACAACACCCGGCTCTGTCACTATGACAGGCGTTAACAAAGTACGTTTTACTTCTTTTAATTGGGGTTCCTTTAAGTTTGTACTGACTGATGGTATTAATCCAGCAGCTTCATATGACGGTACAACCTATACACAGATCACGCATACCAACGCACCAACAGCTCCTAAGTATTCCAGCAACTATAAGAACCATCTGTTCTTGTGTGGTGATCCGAGCGAACCTTATAATTTATACTTCTCTGCTCCTGTAGCAGAAACAGATTTCTCAGCAGCCGCTGGTGCTGGTGTTATTAACGTTGGCTTTGAGATTGTTCAGATTAAACCTTTTAGAGATGTGTTGTATATCTTTGGTAAGAACTCTATAAAAAGTTTAGCTGGTAACAGCATCACTGATTTTAGTGTTATTGATGTAACTACAAATTTAGGTTGTATAGTTCCTGATAGTGTTATAGAGATTGGTGGTAATCTTTTATTTCTAGGTCCAGATGGATTCAGACCCGTTGCAGGTACATCTAAGATTGGTGACGTAGAGCTGGAAACAATTTCTAAACAGGTTCAATCTACTATTAGCTTATTGATTGCGGATATTATATCTGGTGACATTAACCCTGAAAAATTAAGTTCGGTTGTTATACGTAAGAAATCTCAGTTCAGATTCTTTCTGCCCACAAATGGGTCATTAGGTTTACTAGGCGGCTTAAGACAAACATCACAAGGCTTTGGTTTTGAGTTTTCTCAGTTGTTTGATATCCCTGCAACGTGTGCTGCTAGTGGGTATGTAGGAACAAATGAGATCACTATTCATGGTGATGCTAGCGGAAAAGTTCAACTACAAGAAAGCGGTCAGTCTTTTGATGGCGCAGCTATTTTATCGGTGTATCAAACTCCCTACTACTATTTTGAAGACCCAACAATACGTAAAAACTTTTATAATGTAAGTACATTTTTAAGAGGCGAAGGAACATCGGAAATATTGCTAGGTGTGTCGTATGACTTTGATGATAGTCAAGGTGTATTTAATCCGGCTAACTATACAATAAATACACAAGGCGCTGCTTCATACTACAATGAAGCTGTGTTTGACTCTGCTGCTATCTATGATGGCAACCCCTCACCAGTAACAAAAACAAACATTGCAGGCTCAGGTTTTTCTGTTGCCATCAAATACGTAACAAACGACACTAGTGCTAGTCATACCGTTCAGGGTATTGTGTTGAATTACTCTGTCAATGACAGACGCTAAGGAGAAAATAATTGGCTGGATATATTAGACAATCTGCTGCTGACATTGTACCTACCGCTGTGGTACGAGCTACGCCGCTTAGTAATGAATTTAATGCGATCCGTGATGCACTTGCGACAACCACAGGACATAAGCATGACGGCACAGCAGCGGAGGGAGCTTTTGTTCCTCTGATCGCTGATACTGATGCTAATAACAAAGTTGCTGTTGATACAACGAACAATCGTGTTGGTGTGTTTGTGGAGGTTTCTGCTACGCCTGTTGAGCAGGTTCGTTTCCAAGATGGTTCCCTTGTGCCCGTCACAGACAACGACATTGATCTAGGCACTGCAGCATTAGAGTTTAAAAACTTATACATTGACGGCACAGCAAACATTGATAGCTTGATTGCTGACACAGCAGCCATCTCTGCAGGCACTATTGATAACACTGTCATTGGTGCTACCACACCAGCAGCTGCTACGGTTACAAACCTGACTGTCAATACCGCTGCTGTTATTGCTTCTGCTGATATCAATGCTGGTACGATTGATGGCACTGTTATTGGTGCCACAGCTACTCAAACAATCACTGGCACATTAGTTACAGCCACCACTGGTTTTGTTGGTGGTCTTACTGGTGCTGTCACTGGTAATACTGCTGGTACACATACTGGCTCTGTTATTGGTGCTGTCACTGGCAACGTCACAGGTAATGTTACAGCTGCCAGTGGTACATCTACATTTAACGATGTTACCATCAACGGTGGATTAAACATGAATGCTGGCACAGCTGCCACCATTACCAATCTATCTACACCTACTAGCTCTGGTGACGCTGCCACTAAAGGATATGTTGATGCTGCTGATGCGTTGAAGCTCAACTTAGCAGGAGGCACCATGTCTGGTGTCATTGCAATGGGTACTAATAAGATTACAGGTCTTGGTACTCCCACGCTGACAGCAGACGCTGCCACTA